GGCCGTGGAGGCCGTAGTGAGGGCCGCCAACCAGGCCATTTCAGCCATACTGGAGCCAACCGATGAGACAAACCCATAGAACCGCCGCCATTCGCGCCCTCCGAGCCGAGAAGGAGCGTCAAGACCACCTGGCCACTGAACACAGAAAGGCCGAAATGGAAAAGGCCCGCCAGGCGCAAACCGCCGCGACCAGTGGCGCCATGTCGGAGCTACGCCAGGCAATAGACGAAATGGAACGCCAGGCCCTTTCCAGGGGCCTGGCCCTGGCCCCCGCCGTGGTGAACAGGCTCATCGCTGAGGTGAAAAAGGCGACCGATGACTTGTCGGAAGCGCCATGGCCACAGCCGCCGAGAACTTTCCGGGGGTGAAGTGATGACCACCGAAGCCCGCCTGGACGCCATGCTGGATGACCACTCAAAGGCCGAGGCCGCCTTTTACGAGGAGCGGAGCGCCGAATGCCCCAAGTGCAAGGGGGAAGGCCGCCTGGTCGTTAACGGAACCGCCTACATTTGCGAGCTGTGCTGGAGCAGGGGTACCGTCACGTTGGACACTTTAACCCAGTACGAGGAGGCCAAGAAATGAAAAGTGAAGTCACCGTCGTAGCCCTGTCTCAGGCCACTCCCGGCAAGGTTCACGCCGAGGTCGTTGTCTCCACCACCGAGGAGGAGGAACTGGGGAACCGTGAGGTCTTGGTTCACACCATACGGGCGATGGCCATTCTCACGCTACGTGCCGCCGGGCTTTCGCCCAGGTACGCCACCCGTGGCCGGTTGTTCCAGGCCACCGGGAAACCGTGCTCATACACCTTCGTTGCCGATACGTTCCCTGGTCGAGCAAGCACCCGCGTTGCCAAACCTATGACGAAAGGACACACCGATGGAAGGTAAGCTGACAAAAGTCTCATTCTCCGAAGTGGTACCTGGTCGCCTGTTTGCCGAGGTTACCGTGACCGCTACTGAGCAGGAGGTTAAGGACGCGGACTTCAAACCGCTCCGGCAACTGGTCAAGTCCATTCGGGCCGTGGGCATTAAGGTGCTCAAAGAAGCCGGTATCGGTCTCCGGCGCGGTCGTACCTACCTTGACCAGGACAAGACCGGCGTCTACTATTTTGTGGTCGGGGGCAAGGAATGAACGAACCATACGCTGTTCTGCAGTGGGGCGAGTGGAAAGTTCTCCTGCACCGACTGGAGCAACGACCAGGGAGCAGGTTAACCATCGTACAGCAAGACCCCCTGGTACCGCCGGTTTCCGCCCTTCTCACGATGGAGATGGCCGCGATTCTCCGGCGAGCCGTGTGGGGCGGGTTAGCCACGGTCGTGAAGGCCCCAAACACCTTCTACGCAGTCTGGCACCTTTGCTTCTGCTCCAGGTGCCAGGGGTCACCACAAGACCACTCGCAAGGTACCTGGGACGAGCACCTTCGGTACGTGGACAACGACCTGGTATTCACCCTCACCGCAGGAGCACGAAAGTGAAAGACATACCGTTCACCCTGGAGCAGGTAACAGAAATGCACCGCCAGAACGAGGCAGGTGTTCCCCTGTACAAACTGGCCGAGGAAAAGGGCACGTCAGACAAAGTGGTGGAACGGGCTATGAGGGCATTTGGGTTTGTGCCGCGCAGGTTCCGTGACAGGCGACCACCCATCAAGCGCCGGTTGACGTATGCTCCATACATCGCCCACCTGTTGAGGGAACCGTGAACAGAGAAGGGCGCCAGGTGACCGTTCAACTGACCGTACTGTGCGACGCCGGGTTCTCCGACGAGATGTTGCTCCAGGTGCTTCGGGACAGGTGCGTTGACCTGGGACTACCGGTGATGGGGTCACAGATTTGTAACCAAAAAGAGACCAAACGTCTACCCAAATTGTACAAAAAGGTCTTGACAAAACCGTAAAGTCCCTGTATACTGGGGCATACTTGAGAAGGGGGAAATGACACAAATGACAGACGCCGCCTACACCAAAACGTACGAAGAGAGCGAAGCCCTGAGACAGGCAGTTAAGGACGCCCGCTTACGTGGAGGTCACCCCAGGTATGAAGCTGGAAAACTCCTACGGAGACGAAGCCGCCCGTGACCTGTGCGACACCTGTTCATTCGGGCCGCCCCAGGGGAGTTGCGCAGAAGTGGACACGCCGGGTTCGTTCTCGGATGGACATACTGAGCGATATGGGTTTGGAGGAAAGGGGGAGCACAGTCAAGTAGACTGTCCGGTTCGCACACCACTTCAAGGAGGGTTCGTTGTCTGAGACCTTTTCATTTACGAAAGCGCAGAAGTTTGGTTCCAAGGCTCGTGTGGCCATCGCCGGGCCTTCCGGTAGCGGTAAGACGTTCACCGCCCTGGGATTGGCCCTGGCCCTGGGCAAGAAGGTTGCCGTGCTCGATACTGAGCACGGGTCGGCCGCCAAGTATAGCGACCTGTTCGCCTTCGACACCCTGGCGATGGAACCACCCTTTTCCGTGGACAGGTTCATCGGAGCCATTGACGCCGCCGAACGAGCAGGTTACGACGTCCTGGTCATTGATAGCCTGAGCCACGCCTGGGCAGGAGCGGGGGGCATTCTGGAGTACGTTAACACCCGTGGAGCCACGACGCCCGGCGGGAGTTATGCGGCCTGGGCCGATGGCACCAAAGCGCAAAACCGGCTCATTGAACGGATGCTGTCTGCCAAGCTCCACATTATTGCCACGATGCGCTCCAAGATGGCCTACTCCCAGGAGAAGAACGAGAAGGGCAAGACCGTCATTTCCAAGCTCGGCCTCCAGCCCATTCAACGAGATGGTGTTGAGTACGAGTTTGACGTCTTGGCGGATATGACGGTTCCGGACAATACCTTCATTGTCACCAAGACCCGTTGCACCGCCCTGTCCGACAAGTCCTTTGAACGCCCGAAGGGGCCGGAGATTGCCGCCATACTCCTGCCCTGGCTGGACGGCACACCTGCACCCAAGCCCCCGGCCTGGCACGAGCAACCGGCTCAGTTGACCAGGTTCCTTTCCGTTGTGGGGTTAACCCAAGAGGAAGCCCTGGCTCGACTGGGGATGGACACGTTCGCCGAGTGGCCCCTTCCCGCCAACTTGCTCGCGGAGGCTCTACGGGCCAAGATACCTGCCGACAAAACCTGGCAGGATTCCCCGGCCATCGTCAACGCCGTGGAGTCCATTCTCAGGATGACGGTTGGCGAAGCGTGTCAAATGCTCGGTGTTCCCCCTGGAGAAGTGACGGAGGCGCCCGGGGAGTTCGTTCGGGCCGTTAAGCAGGTAAAGGTTGAACTGAGTACCGACGACGCAACCTGGAACAAGCTGTCACCCGCCGAGAAAATTGACGCTTGCCTGAACGATGGGGGGCCTACCCTGAACGACCTGGCCGCAACCGGCAAGGTTCGTAAGGGGGCGTAGACTGTCAAGGGGGAACCCCTGTTCCCCCTTCACTTTTCCAAGGAGGAACCGGTGTCACAAGCACCTGAGCAAACCATTGAAGAAGCCCTGGACGCCCTGGCCAATCTACGGGCCTTACGTGACAAGCTCCGCCTCGAGCAAGCCGAACTAGAAGACCAGGTTACGCCCGTCGCTGTAAAGAAGGCCCTGGCCGACATTGAGACAGAATACGCGGGCCGCCTGGCCGTGGCGGAAGAAGCCATCGCCTCGGCCGAAAGCGCCATCAAGGCCCGCGCCGTGGCCGAGGGCCATTCAGCCACTGGCCAGCGCCTTTCAGTGGTCTATTACAAGGGCCGTGTCACCTGGGAGACAGCCCACCTGGAGGCGCTCGAGGCCATCTACCCAGGCCTGTCAAAGTTGAAGAAGGTTGGGGAACCCTATGGGGTTATAACCCCTGTCAAGAAGGGGAGCAAGTGATGGCCACCGCAACCAGGACGGTCATTGGGGAAGTGCGGGTCTACCACTTTGGGCTTCGTTCCCACGAGTGGTTATACGACCGTAAGGACGGACGGTTCGTTGTGGGGTACTATGACCCGCAGTACCAGTGGGTCACGATTGAAACCTACGAAAGCCAAGACGAAGCGGCCACCCGTGTTCACTTCCTGAACGGGGGAGCCGAGAACAGGGACGCCCAACCGCACCAGTGTGCCCGGTTGTCTCCAGTGTGTCAAAACTGTGACGACTTTCGTCACCATTCGTGACACCACTTCTTGCCAACTTTTGTAAGTGATGGTACACTGGTGACAGCTTACGCACTGAAAGGGGGAATGGTGATTGAAGCCATAAGGGGTTACATCGTTGGAATGGGGGGGCGTCCGATGGAGCTTTTTGACGTCGGGATTCTCCTGGGGGCCTTCATTGGTTCCCTGTACCTGCTCGAAGGCATTTACCTTACCATAGAAAGGATACGCAAATGAACCACGCTTCTCACACCTGGCGCAACCCAAACCACAACTGGATGAACCACCAACGGGGACAGAAGCGGCACAACGCCGCCCGGAGCTTCCGTCGGAACGGTAAGTGGACAGCCGCCCAGTTGAAGAAGGAAGGCAAGTGAGCGAGCTTACCGGTGCGGAGCTTACGGCCTACATCGCCAAGAAGAAGGCCGAGATTCTCGCCAAGAAGGGGCCGCTGGCCCCCGAGGTCTTGATTCGCCTGGCTCCGACCGACGAGATTGCCCAGGCCGCCGCAACCACACGTGCAGCCCTGGAAGCAGGTTTGTTACACGGGGGCGACGGCCTGGTCGCACTTGACTACCTGGACAAGCTCGACCGGGAACTACACCGCCGAAAGGAAAGGGCCGACGTCGTAGACTTCTGGAGACGCCAGGGACAAGACCGTGGACTGGGGGGGGTTGACGTATGACGAAACCGACCGTGACACGCCGGGGGGACTGCCTTGACTTTACCTGGGGGTACCCAACCGATATTGAAGTTTCGCTGGACTACTTCTTTGAGGGCCACGGGGAAATCACCGCCGAGGTAACCATTAAGTCCACCGACGTCGGTACTGCCGGACTGCTCCACTGTGCCCGGTTGAACCTGATGTCCTCCCAGTCCCGGGTTTCCCTGGGGAAGGCCCTGGCCACCAGGCGTAAGGACGTGGAGTGGGCCGGTATACTGGAGCAGCTTTGCTATATGGCCGTGCAACTGTACCGGGAAGGGGCACCGACCATTGACCTCAGAGAGGTTGACCCTTACGCAAAACCACGTTGGTTGATGTATCCCTACCTGGAAACTGGGGGGCCAACCATCCTGTTCGCGGAAGGGGGAACGGGCAAAAGCGTCGTGGCCCTGTGGATGGGACTGAACGTAGCCCTTGGCCCCAAGGATTCGATGGGCCGTGCTGGAGCCGCCGCCCCTGTTCTCTACCTGGATTATGAGACGTCACCGGAGATTCACGCAGAACGGTTCACCGCCCTTTGTGCAGGTATGGGAATTGACAACCTGGCTCGACCGTCCATTTACTACCGCAAGATGCAGACCAGTCTCCCACAAGCCGCCGCCGCAGTACGAAAGGAAATAGCACGCCTGGGAGTGGGACTGGTGATTGTGGACAGTCTTGGGGCGGCCGGGGATGGGCCACCGGAGGAAGCCGCCACCGTCATTCCCCTGTTCTCGGCCATCAACCGGCTCGAAACACCTGTACTATGCGTTCACCACAAGCGCAAGGGAAACCCGCGTGAGAACCAGAAAGACCGGTTGTTCGGTTCCGTTTACTATGCCAACGCTGCACGCATTGTGTGGGACTGTGAGGCGTCAGTTGACCCAACCGACGACACGATAACCCTGGCCCTCACGAACGTCAAGATTAACAACGGACACCAACTTCCCCGGCACGGCCTTGAACTTACATTCGGGAACCGGGACGAACGACTGGAGACTGTCAAGGTTCGGAGACTGGACAAAAAGGAACTGGCCCAAGACCCCGAGCTGGCCAAGGGTATGTCCATGCGCGACCGTATAATGGTGGAGTTGTCACAGGGGGCCATGACCGTAGCCGAATTGGCCGCCGCCTTGGACGCCGAGGAATCGAGCGTCCGGGCCAGAATGACCGAACTGAAAAAGAAGGGAGAGGTCGTGAACCTGGCCGACCACACCTGGGGAATGCTATCAAGAGAGGAGGCAGAATGAAATACGTCGTGCTGAAAAAGGGGCCGCCGTTCTGTGCGAACGTGGTTCACGAAACCTTCGTGGCCGCCAAGTCCGAAGCGCTCCGCCTTTGCAAGAAAGAGGCAAAGCCCTTCGTCATCGCCATGTTCGTTGACGAGGTTGTCCCTGGGGAGCCGCTTGTCGTGTCGCTCTTGGACGAGGACGAGGCCCCGCCTGGCGCTTCCTGTTCCCAGTGTAACCAAACGAGGGGTAGGGATTGTCACGAGACTTGGGACAAGGGGGGCAACTCGTGTTCCAGGTTCACGCCTGGCGCCTGGGCCAGCCCACCCCCGCGAGTGATGCAGTGAACCTTGTCCTGGCCCTGGAGGCCGTTTGGGCCTTCCTATTCTGCAGAAGCCCATGGCCGCGCCACTACACCGCCGTGATTCCTGTCGTGTATGGCGCCGTGGGGCCGACCCGGAGCGGGGACGCCACCTGGTACGGAGTGAACACCACCCCCTCGCGGATGCAGAGCGGGGAGTGGTTTGACCCCCTGGCCATGACCCTCGCCGTGGATATAACGGAGTGGGCCGACATGAAGGGGGCCTGGTTCCAGGTCTGTACGCCCAGGGCGACCCAGTTTGAGGGGTGCGTAGTGGCCCAGGCCATGGACACCGGATACCTGAAAGAGTACCGCGTTCTAGTGGACTTGTCTCGCGGAGCGTTCCAGCGAATCGCGCCCCTGGGGAAGGGGCGACAACACGTTATAGTGAGGAGGATAGAATGACCGAGCGTATCGCGAATACCTGGTTTGCCGTATTTGCGGCCCTCCTGACCGTCCTCTTGGGGCCGCCCCTGTTCATCTTCGTTGTCGAGGTCGTCCGCGAACCGTGGAAGGAACTGGGAGCGGACGTGCGGAAACTGGCCAGCGCCGCCACCGTGAAGGAGAAGGTTCTGGCCGCCCAAAGGGCCGCCCTCACGATACTCATACTGCCCTTCCTGGTCGCCACTATCGTCGTGGCCGTAGCCGTGGTCAATGACTTGGCCGGAGGCGTACAATGAACCGCCTACGCGCCTGGCTCTTTGCACTTGTGGCCGTAGTGGCCCTGGTCGCGTCCTGCGATGGAACCGTCACGCCTGGCCCAACGCCTGAGCCGACGCCCAACTGTCAGGGAACTCTCGCGCCCCTGGCCACCCGCGTCGCGGACATGGAGGCCACCGTCGTAGTATGGGAAACCGTTATGCCCGACGTCATGCAAACATGCGCCCAGGCGTATGATTCGTGGGCCGCCCTGTCTACGGCCGTAGCCCAGGCCACGCCCTGCGGGAGCGCCGCTTGTCCACCAACGCCGACACCGACGCCCGCCCTATGCCAGCGATGCCTCACGAGCGCCGACTGCCCCGATGGCTACACCTGTCGCGTCTGCGCGACGTGCTATCAACTTTGTGTCCGCCTTTCCAGCCCGAACGGGGACTGTACGAACTGCCTGAACGGAGGGCCAATCAAGTGAACACCCTGGCCAGCTTGTTCCTCGGTAACCGCGCCTGGTTCCTGGACGTGATGCAACTTTTGTTCTTTGCCGGAATCGCCCTCCGCCTCGGTTGGGGGTTCCCTGGCGCCGCCTGGAAGGCCCTGGCCGCCATGGCCCGCGCCGTGAAGAGTTGGGCCTTCTCATGACGCGACACCTGACGTTCCGTGTTGGGCCGTACCTGGTTTGTCTCACGATTGACATTTGCAAGGCGCCGCGAGAGAAGGGAATCATGGTAGGGTTCCTTGCGGCCCATGAGGATGAGGTGAAGAAATGGGGCGCCACCAAGAAACCAGGCGCCAAGTGAACAATTCCGTAAAGGTACAGACCCTGGCCGTTGACCTGGATGGCGTCCTGGGGCAACTGCTCACCCCTGTGCTGAGCGACTTCCGGAAGCGTACTGGCGTAACCGTGGAAGAGAGACATGTCACGAACTGGAACTACAAGAGCGGGGCCTTTTCCGTTGGCAAAGAGATAGAGCGGTTCATGGCCACCCCTGAGAATGTGCAAAGGGTTCCCGTCGTACCAGGGGCCAGGGACGCCCTGCTTGACATTTACCAAACGATGAAGATAGTCATTGTGACCGCCCGCCCGCCCCACGTAGAGAGGGCGACACGCTACTGGCTACTGAACCATGGCTTCCGATGGCCCATGGTGTTCGCGGATGTAAAGCCAGCCGTCCGGGCCGACATATTGATTGACGACAGATGGGAGAACTGCGAGGCCTGGGCCAAGACTGGCCGCTACGCCTACCTGTTCACCCAGCCCTGGAACGCTCAGGCCGTAACCGATGACCTGGTACGACGTGTCTCAGGATGGGAGCAAATGTCAAGGATACTAGGAGGAAAGAAATGAGAGCACTTAGCAGTTTCCCGCGTCCCGCAAGTGGAACCAAGAGGGGCATACACCTGTGGCCCCTGCTGGAGCACCCCACCGGTGTTGCCCTGGCATCGTGGGTTGACCTGCTCGTTCAAATGCACATTGGATGGGCCGTCGTGCTCGACCGCGGAGGCGTAGGCCGTGATGGAAGAACGAGCAGTCAGGAGACTTGTGAGGCCCTGTTGGCCAGGGGTATCGTTCCCATTGTGCGGAACTACCGTGGTGTCCCCAACCCCGGACGGTTGAGCCAAGACGAGCTTGCGGCCGTGAAGGTGCTCATTCGTGCTGGCGTGCGGTACTTTCAACCAAACAACGAACCAAACCTGCCCGGGGAATGGAAGGACGGT